AACAAGCTGCTCGACCACTTCAGGGCATGCGGCTGGAAGCCGACACCCAAGGTCAACGAATGGGCCTTCATCGACAAAGCCGCGCCGGATCGCCGCCCGCTGCTGAAGAAGATCTGCATGGTGTGCAAGAGCGTGGGCGCGGGCAAGGCTTACGCCGAGGGCGCGGCGCAGCGCCAAACGGGCATCGCGCGCAAGCTGGAGATGATGGACGAAGGCCAGCTGTGGCTGCTGGCCGGCGTGCTGGAGCGCACCAGGAAGAGCAAGGAAGACACCAAGTGAACCTGACCGACGACGATCTGCACTTGCTACCGACCTCCATGCAGTGGCTGGCCAAGACCATCGGTCTGCCTGCCGTGCTGGCGATGGTCAAGACGCACGGCGGCGGCGCTCCGGTCTATGTGCCGATGAAAGTCACACCAGACCACTACCTGATGCGTCTGATCGGCATCCAGGCATTCGCCTCGCTGGTGGCCGAATACGGCGGCGAGGCCATCGAGATCACCAAGTGCGAGCGCGCGGCCCAGGTGCTACTGTATCGGCAGATCCGCAACGAATACCTGATCGGCGCAACGCAAGATCGCCTTGCGCTCAAGTACAACTATACCGTGCGCCACATACGCAACATCGTGGGCGACGTGGTGGATGACAGGCAGGGCGGGTTGTTTTAGAGTGCAGCAGTTTTTTTAACCGTAGTTAAACCGACGGAGGGCGACATGAAGAAGTTGATGATAGTTGTAGCAATGCTGGTGTTGGCGGGTTGACCAGAAGATGAAAGTCACGTTCTTAAACCTGAGTAAATATTTTCCGCCGTCGAGAAACAGCTCAATAAGCGGCGATTTCCAGGTCAGAGAGGATGAAATGGACGAGGTGCAGCCTGCGCTGGATAAGTTGGCAGAAAGCCTCCGCGCCGCGATCGGCAAAGAAAAAACAAAAGCCGACTGGTAGCCCACCCTACAACCCCGCTCACAGCCCCGCCCCGTGCGGGGCTTTTTACTTCCCACCGGAACCTCTTCCGCCTTAGCCCGTCCACCGCGCGCGCGTAACCTGCGCGACATGAACACAACCCAGCGACTCCTTCGCCCTCTCGCTTCCCCCCCACCACTTGCGGGTGAGGGGAGGCGTGTCTGCGGCAACTGCAAACACTGGACGCGCCACGGCGACCCGCGCATGGACTACTACGGCGGCTGCGCTTTGCGGCCGGCGGGGTCTTACACCGTCGAGCAATCACCTTGCGTGCTGGTGCCTGCGCGCTGGAAGGCGGCCAAATGAGCCGCATGATCAACACCCTCTACATCCACTGCGCGGATACGCCGAACGGGCGCACGCTGTTCTCCGGCACGCCCAGCTCGCCCGGCTACACCACCCCCGCAATGGAAATCGACAAGTGGCACAAGGCGCGCGGCTTCAAGCGCCTGCCCAACTGGCGCTCGCGCCAGAACCCCCACCTCGCAGCCATCGGCTATCACTTCGTGATCCACACCAGCGGCGTGGTCGAGACCGGCCGCCATCTGGACGAGGTGGGCGCGCAGGTGAAGGATCACAACGCCGCCAGCATCGGCATCTGCCTCGTCGGTCGGGACAAGTTCACCACCGAGCAATGGGTCACGCTCGATAATCTTGTGGAGCATCTGCGCGAGCTGTATCCGCTGGCCACAGTGAAAGGCCATTACCAGACCGACGCCGCCAAGACCTGCCCGAACTTCGATGTGCCGGGCTGGATGGACAGCGGCATGCCGGATTCGAATCACATCCTCACATAGGAAACCGACATGGAACCCATCCCGGTCTCGCGCATCGTCGAAGTCAAGCCCTGGTGGAAGAGCAAGACGATCTGGCTCAACCTCATCAGCGCCGCGCTGCTCGCGCTTGAAGCGCAGTTCGGTCTGTTGCAGCCATACCTGCCTGGCAATGTCTATGCGTGGTTCGCTGTGGCGCTGCCGGTGGCAAACGCCATCCTGCGCGTCATCACCAGCGCGCCGCTGTCTTTTGGGATGGCGGGGGTTCGATGAGCCAACTGCTCAATCCGGGCTTCTGGCTTGCCACCTTGCTGATCGCGCTGGCGCTGTTCGGCAGCGGCTATGCGGCGGGGAAAAAGCACGCGTCGTCCGCCTGCGTCGCCGACCAAGCCCAAGCGCAGCAGGCCGCGCAGGCCAAGGTGGACGAAACCAATGCCAGGCGCGAGCAAGTCGCCCAGTCGCGCGAGACCTCGCGCGAGCAGATCCGCATCGTGTACCGAACCATCCGGGAGAAAGCCCATGAAACACCTATCGCTGGCGCTGACTGCGGCCTTGATGCTGACAGCCTGCGCCTCTGGAATGCCGCCAACGCGGGAAACCCCGCGCCCGTGTTCGGCAAACTTGACTACCGACTGTCCAGCGCCGCCACCGGCCAAGTCGGGCAAGTTGGCGGACTTGCTGGACAACCACATCGAGTCGATGGAGCTGTACAGCCAGTGCCGCGACCAGCTGAAGAAACTGGCGGAGTGCGCGAACAGTGAAGCCGGAAGATAGAGCGCAGGAGATCGAACTGGAAGAGTGGGAGCGGCGGCAGAAGGATGCCCTGCTGCCCGCGCCGACAAGGGAATCGGCCAAGTGGTGCGCCGCACCCGGCTGCGGCCAGCGCATACCGGATGCGCGGCGCCGCGCGGTACCGGGCGTGCAGCTTTGCATCGAGTGCCAGGAATGGCAGGAATACATGGAAGGCAGACATGCAAGTTCAAATTGATCTGTGGGAGTTGTTGATGGCGCTGGCCTCGTTGGTCGGTGTGTTCGCCGCGCTGGTCTGGATGTTCGGCACGCTGCTGGTTAAGCAGTTCAAGGCGCTGCTGGACCAGCGCTTCACGGTGATCCAGAGCGATTTGAGCAAGCGCGCCGTCGAAGACGCGAAAGTGTCTGATCAGCTGCGCAAGATCGAGACGGACTTCCTGAATTGGAAGGCGGAACTGCCGGTGCATTACGTCCGGCGCGAGGATTACATACGCGGCCAGACAGTGATCGAATCAAAGCTGGACGCGCTTTACAGCAAGCTTGAAGTGGTGCAGATACAAGGGGCAAAAAAATGATCGATCAAGAGAAGGTGCGCCGTGAATCGATGCGCTGGCTTGTTATCTTAACGCTGCACAACGCCAGCCCGGTGGGTGCGTTCGAGGAGCTGGTGCTGGCGACGGTGCAAGGCATGTTCCCGGATGCGACAGCGCTGGAAGTCCGCCGCGTGCTGGACTATTTGTCCGATCGCGAGCTGGTGACACTGGACAAGCAGCCCGGCGGCCGTTGGTTCGCCGACCTGACGCGCTATGGAACTGATCTGGCGGAGTACACGGTGGATTGCGATCCCGGCATCGCGCGGCCCACCAAATACTGGGCAGGCTGATATGCCACCACGTTCAAAGATCAAGCAGCTGCCAGCCGAGACCAAGACTTGGCTGGATCGTGCGCTGGTGGAAGGCAACTTCTCCGACTACGAGCGGCTGGAGCAGGAGCTTTCCGAGCGCGGCTTCGTGATCGGCAAGTCCAGCATCAACCGCTACGGGCAGGAGTTCGAGCGCCGTCTGCACGCAGTGAAACTGGCCACCGAGCAGGCCAAGGCGATCTCGGATGGATCGCCAGACGATGAAGGCGCGATGAACGATGCGCTGATCAAGATGGTGCAGCAGAAGGCGTTCGACGCGCTGCTGAAGATGGAGGATGGCGCTTCGCTCAAAGAGATCGGCCTGATGGTGGCGCGTCTTTCCAATGCCACCGTAAAGCAGAAGCAATGGGCCACCGAGGTGCGCGCCAAGGCCGAGACCGCCGCCGCTGCCGTGGAGAAGATCGCCAAGAAGGGCGGCCTGTCCGCCGCTGCGGTCAAAGAGATCAGGAGCCAGATCCTTGGCATCCCAAGTTAAAACCGTTCCGGTCACCATCCCCAGCGATGCGGCGCGCAAGGACGCGCCGCCTCCCGCTTTACTGCCCTATCAGCAGCGGTGGATCGCCGACGAAAGCCCGCTGAAGATCGGCGAGAAATCCCGTCGCGTCGGCTGGACATGGGGCGAGGCGGCCGACGACGTGCTGATCGCGTCACGGGAAGAACTCAGCTCCAACGTGTTCTACATCGGCCCCACGCAGGACATGGCGCTGGAATACATCGAAGCCTGCGCCATGTGGGCGCGCGCGTTCGACTATGCCGCCTCGGAGATCGAGGAAGGCATCTTCGTCGACGGCGACAAGGAGATCAAAACCTACAAGATCGACTTCCCCGCCACCGGCCGCCGCATCGTGGCGCTCAGCTCGCGCCCCACCAACCTGCGCGGCAAGCAGGGCGTGATCGTGATCGACGAGGCCGCGTTCCACAACGATCTGGCCGCGCTGCTCAAGGCGGCGATGGCCATGCTGCTGTGGGGCGACAAGGTGCGCATCTTCTCGACCCACGACGGCCAGGACAACCCGTTCAACGAACTGATCCAGGAAGTGCGCGCGGGCAAGCGCAAGGGCAGCGTGCACCGCATCACCTTCCGCGAAGCGGTCGAGCAAGGGCTGTATCAGCGCGTGTGTCTGCGGCGCGGTATCGAGTGGACGGCCGAGGGCGAGGCGCAGTGGGTGGCCGATGCCTATGCATTCTACGGCGAGGATGCCAGCGAAGAGCTGGACGTGGTGCCATCGCAATCGGCGGGTGCCTATCTGACGATGGGCCTGATCGAGGCGCGCATGAACCCGGACACGCCGCTGGTGCGTGGTCGCTGGACATCGGAGTTCGCTTACCTGCCGGACTGGGAGCGCGAGGCAGAGGTGGCGGCGTGGTGTGAAGAGCACATCAAGCCCATCCTGGACAAGCTCGACAAGGATCTGGCGCACGGGCTTGGCGAGGACTTCGGGCGGACCGGCGACTTGACCACCCTGGACATCATGGAAGAAGGCCGCGACCTCACCATCCGCGTGCGCGGCCAAGTCGAGCTGAGCAATTGCCCTTTCCGCCAGCAGGAGCAGATCGTCTTCTACATCCTCAGCCGCCTGCCGCGCTTCCGCTCTGCCGCGTTCGATGCGCGCGGCAACGGCCAGTATCTGGCGGAGCGTGCGGCGCAGAAGTTCGGCCAGGCACGTATCGAGCAGGTGATGCTGAGTGATTCGTTCTATCTGGCCAACATGCCGCGCTTCAAGGCTGCATTGCAGGATGGAACGCTGGACGACATTCCGAAGGACAGCCAGACGCGCGACGACCTGCGTGCGCTGCGCGTGATCGACGGCATCCCCAAACTTGGCAAGGCCAAGACGCAGACAGGCGAAGGCGAGAAGCTGCAGCGCCACGGCGACTCGGCGATCAGCCTGTTCCTCGGGCATTACGCGATGAAGCGCGAGGTCGCGCCTATCGAATATCAATCGTCCGGCCAACGTGTCGCCGCATCTGGCGGCATGTCCGGATTCATGTGAGGTAGATCATGAGCACGTTAAAGAAGGACCAGAAAGACGAGATTGCCACCACCAGAGACGGGCGCGACATCACGCGTGGTTTTGTGGATGGCCTGCCGCTGCTGCCGTCCACCGACCGGCTGCTGGCGCTCAAGGGCAACGGCGACTTGGCGATCTACCAGGAAGTGCTGCGCGATGACCAGGTGAAGGCGTGCTTCGGCCAGCGCGCGCGGGCTGTGATCTCGCGGCCGTGGGAAGTGAAGCCCGGCGGCGACAAGCGCATCGACAAGCTGGCTGCGGAATTCATCGAAAAGCAGATCAACAATATCCGCTTCGACGATATCACCGAGAAGATGCTCTACGGCGTGTTCTACGGCTATGCCGTGGCCGAGCCGCTCTATGCGGTGGAGGACGGCAAGATCGTGCTGGACGCCAGCCGTGGCGGCATCAAGGTGCGCGATCGCCGCCGCTTCGGCTTTGCGCCGGATATGTCGCTGCGCCTGCGCACTTCCACCAACCCGATGGGAGAGAAGCTGCCGGAGAAGAAGTTCTGGCACTTTGCCACCGGAAGCGATCACGACGACGAGCCTTACGGCCTCGGCTTGGCGCACTGGCTCTACTGGCCGGTGTTCTTCAAGCGCTCCGGCATCAAATTCTGGCTGGTGTTCCTGGAGAAGTTCGGCAGCCCAACCGCTGTCGGCAAGTATCCTGCGGGCACAATAGAAGCTGATCAGAACAAGCTGCTGGAGGCACTTGGCTCTATCCAGACCGACAGCGCCATCATCTTCCCGCAAGGTATGGAGGCCGAGCTGCTTGAGGCTACACGCGGCGGCACGGCAGACTACACCGCGCTCTACGATCGCATGGACGCAGCCATCGCCCGCGTGACACTAGGCCAAACCGCCAGCACGCAAGGCTCGCCCGGCAAGTTGGGCAATGATGACCTGCAGGGCGACGTGCGCGCAGACATCGTCAAGGCCGACGCGGATCTGGTGTGTATGAGTTTTAACGCCACCATCGTGAAGTGGCTGGTGGAGTGGAATTTCCCAGGCGCAGCGCTGCCACAGGTGTGGCGCAAGTGCGAGGACGAAGAGGACTCGAACACCACAGCCGAGCGTGACGAGAAGATCTGCAAGATGGGCTTCAAGCCAACGCTGAAGTACATCCAGGACACGTATGGCGGGGAGTGGCTGGAGACGCCGCCCGGCACACCGCCTGGGCAGGTTGGTGGTGCTGAGTTCGCGGAAAGTGATCGCCGCGTCCCTGGCAATTTACTCAAAAGCAACGGCCAGACAGACGAACTAGACGCCCTCGCCGAAGATCTGGCCGGCGACTGGGAGCGCGTCACCGATCCGTTGATCGCGCCCATCGTGGCGCTGGCTGCAGAAGCGGCCAGCTTCGAGGAATTCCAGGCGCGTCTGCCTGATCTGATCCAGGGCATGGATGCCGCCGTGCTGGCCGAGGCGCTGGCGCAGGGACAGTTCGCTGCGCGGATCTGGGGCAAGGTCAATGCCGCAGATTAAGCTCGAAGCCTTGCCGCCCGAAGAGGCGATCGCCTTCTTCAGGCAGAAGGGTTACAAGATCGGCTTCGACTGGCGCGACGTCTGGCAGCAGGAACACCAGGCTGCGTTCACCGTGGCCAAGGCGATGCAGCTCGACATCCTGCGTGATATCCGTGCGGCTGTGGATGTTGCGCTGGCCAACGGCACCACGTTCGCCGACTTCCGCAAGACACTGGAACCGACGCTGGCACAGAAAGGCTGGTGGGGTCGCGCGGACATGAAAGACCCGCTCACCGGCGAGCTGAAGAACGTGCAGCTCGGCAGCCCGCGCCGCCTCAAGACGATCTACGACACCAACCTGCGCACAGCGCACAGCGAGGGCCGGTGGGAGCGCATCCAGGCGAGCAAGCAGACCTTTCCTTATCTGCAATACGACGGCAACAACAGCGAGAACCCCCGCCTCCAGCATGCAGCCTGGGACGGCATGGTGCTGCCGGTGGACGATCCGTTCTGGCAATCTCACATGCCGGTCAAGGAATTCGGCTGCAAGTGTCGGGTGATCCAGATGTCGGGGCGCGATATGGCGCGGCGCGGACTGGAGGTGAGCGATTCGCCCAAGGTGCCGACGGTGGCCTATACCAACACGCGCACCGGCGAGGTGCAGCAGATCCCGCAGGGGGTA